TGGTATGAATGGATTGGTGAAGCAGAACTTTAAGACTAATGCTGATGACGAACCAGTCTTAGATGCAGACGGCAATCAAGAAGAGTATCTTTCTGTAAAATACTCTGTGTTGTACATGAAGGCTGTTAAAGCACTGCAAGAGGCTATGGCTAAGATTGAAGCATTAGAGGCCAGAGTGACGGCATTGGAGGAAGTATAACATGGCTGGATATTTAGGCGCTATACCTGTCCCGCAGGCTACACAAACGCGACAGACCTTCACGGCTACCTCTGGGCAAACTAGCTTTGCTACGGCGGGCTATACGGCGGGCTTCGTGGATGTCTATATGAACGGCGTGAGGCTGGTCGATGGCACCGATTTCACGGCTACCAACGGTTCTGACGTTGTGCTGACATCTGGCGCTGCCACTGGCGACATCATCGATTTGCTGATGTTCACGGCGGTTGACCTTGCGACTGCGGTTGGCGGGGGTCGCTACAAAGGCGAGCGCGGTACGGTTGGCCCTGCGGCTGCGGCTGGTGACATCTTTCGTGTGTCTGAGCAAACCCTTAACACAAATGTAACCATCGACGCGACAGAGAACGCTTCTGCTACTGGCCCCTTGGCTGTAGCATCAGGTGTTACGCTAACAGTCGCAAGCGGAGGGAACTTGTCCATTGTCTGATATTAGAGCAAATACGATAAGCGCAGCAAATGGGACTGACCCCGTTACGCTGACTAAGCAGAGTGCTTCTAAGGCTCATTGTACTTTTAATGGCACTGGCACTATTGCTGTAAGTGGTACGAGTTTTAATATATCTTCACTAACGGATAACGGCACTGGTTTGTATCGCACAAATTTTACAAACAATATGGAAGATGGAGAGCATGTAGATGCTTTTGCTTGTCGTGAAAACACATCATCTGATGGCGGTGATATAAACAGGGTAGCTAATTACAATAGGGTAAGTCAGGCGGCTTCTTACACTGACTTAACTACACAAACAAGTTTAACAACTCCAGTTGATGTGGCTCGGATTTGTGTTGTTACGCATGGAGGTCTAGCATGAGTACACTAACGGTCACAAACATCCAAGCCACGGGTGAAACAGCTAGTCGTGCAGTGTCAGGCGTTGCGGCGGCGTTATTGTTTTATGGAAGCCAAGCTATAATTGGCTCAAGAAACATTAGTTCTGTAGCCGATATTGGCACAGGCCAGTTAACAATTAGTTTTTCAAACCACTTTGCAGATGACGATTGGGTTGGGCATCACACGACAGAAGATGAGCAGCCATATATAAACACAAACAGGACAGCCTCTGGGGTTACTTTAGTTAACAAAACCAGAACAGATGCTACTTCGGACTGTAGTGATGGAAATGCCACAATACACGGAGACTTAGCATGAGTACGTTAAACGTTTCCAACATCACCGATGGCACAGATACAGTCGGCACCAGCTATGTGGTCAATGGGTCTGCAAAGGCTTGGGTAAACTTTAATGGGACTGGGACCATTGCTATACGGGACAGCATGAATATTGGTAGCCTAACGGATAATGGCACAGGCGATTATAATGTTAATTTCAGTGCTAACATGGCAAACTCAAATTATTGCGCAGTTCTGGGTCATAGGGGCAATAGGCCCGGTGATGGCGATAACGGGCTGTCTGGTTATGCTGCATCAACTTATGAACTAAACTCACGCTCAGGAAACCAAGACTCTTCGAAAGAGGATAGTGACCGTATGCACAGTTCAATATTCGGAGACCTAGCATGAGCCACCTCTGGGATCGCCTAGCAGAAGCTAAGTCACGCCTTGCACCTGTGCAGTCGAAGTATCGTGTGCTGTTCGAAGACCCGACACAGCCTGATGCTCCTGCCGCTGTGCTTGTGCCTGACCCTAACTGGATGGCTGCTGCACTGGCTGGTGGTGTACTGCCACCCATCGACACATACCTTCGTGACCAGAACGTACCAGACGGACAGCCCAAAGAGCATCCGTATGCTGAGCCTATCCCTGCTATGACTGAAGAAGAGGCGATTGAGTACCTCATTATGAAAGACATCCCGCCGCAAGTGTGGCGTGACTACCAAGGCAACAGAGCAGTCATGAAGATTGTACCTGTAGAATTGATCCCATCGGATCGTAGTTTCCGCAATGCGTGGAAGATTAATCAAGAAATGGAGATGGCAGCATGACCACTTACATCAATATCAACGGTGATGTCCGTGAGGCATCTTCTCTGGTCGTACCAGCGGATCGCACCTTTCGTGGCGCTTGGTCATTTAATGGCGATGCTGTCGAAGTAGACATGACAGCGGCAAAGGCCATCCACAAGGACAACCTACGCGCAGAACGTGCGCCTCGCTTGGCTGACTTGGACGTAGAGTACATGAAGGCTCTTGAAGCTGGTACAGGCGCTGATGCTATTGCTGCACAAAAGGCAACGCTACGTGACATCACAGACGATGCTCGCATTGATGCTGCGGCAAACCCTGATGCGCTGAAGGCATTGGACTTGGCTACCCTGTTGGGAGAATAAGCTATGAGTAAAGCAAGACAAAACGCCAACATATCCCCTGCTGTTGGTCGCAATATGGTAATCAATGGTTCCATGAACGTGGCCGCTAGAAGTTCGTCTGTGGCAGACTTGGGTGCTACTGATGGTTATTTTACTGTAGATAGATTTGCTTTAGCTGGAGGTAATACTGCCGGTCGTTTAACAATGTCACAAACAGCGGATGGGCCAAATGGTATTTCTGCTAATTGTCTTAAACTAGACTGCACTACTGCTGATACATCTATAGCTGCTTCTGAGTTCTTACATATTCAGCAGAGATTTGAAGGCCAAAACCTACAACGCATTGGTAAAGGGGTTGTTGGAGCAAAACAAATTACGTTAAGTTTTTACGTTAAAGCTAATGCTGCATTTACGTTTGGCTGTGAGCTTTTTGATAATGATAATACCCGACAAATAACTAAATTGTATAATACTACAACGGATTGGGTTAGACATGAAATTACATTCCCTGCTGATGTAGATGATGGTAGTAGTCCTTTTGATGACGATAATGCAGTAAGTTTATATTTATTATTTTGGTTACACGCAGGTTCTAATTTTACAAGTGGCACACTAAACACAGCATCATGGGCTAATGTTACAAATGCTAATCGTGCCGCTGGCATAGACAGCTTCTTCAGCAGCACTGACAACAACTTCTTCATCACAGGCGTACAGATGGAAGTCGGCCCAGTGGCTACAGATTTTGAGCAAGAAGAAATAAGTACCACGTTAGCTAAGTGCCAAAGGTATTTTCAAACAGTATTAAAGGCTTATGGAGTTGTCCATAGTTGCAATACATCAGGAAATGCCTACGCTAATATTAATTTTGTTTCAAAAATGAGAGCAGCCCCTTCTATCACAATGGGTGCTGCAAATACAGCTCAACTGTACGAGAAAAATGCAAACAGAGGGGTATCTGCATTTACTGCCCAAAATATTCAAGCTGAGAATTACCAGCTTCACACGCAAACAAGTGGTGCAACGGCAGGTAGTGCAGCACATCTGGATATTACCCCGTTACTTTATCAAGCCGATGCGGAGTTATAGTTATGGATAGTTCAATGACAATTTTATCGGCACAATATATAGCAATAGATAATGTAAATGATACAGTTAAAGCCACTATAGACGGACAAGAGCTATCAGTCCCACTAGACCCAGCCAACAGACACTACGCAGAGATACTACGCCAAGTAGAAGCTGGCACACTAACCATTGCAGATGCTGACTGATGTTAGGTTTTTCCCCACTAGCTGACAACTCTATCGCGGGGTTTGACACGCTAAACTCTACGGTGACGGGAGTTCAAGCTACTGGTGCCGTGGGAACAGTAAGCGTTGACACAGAAATATCTGTAACAGGCGTTCAAGCCACAAGCGCGGTTGGAACGGTCAGCGTTTCTGCAGAAATATCTGTAACAGGCGTTCAAGCCACGGGCCTTATTACGAAGGCACTTGTTTGGGGACAGATTACACCTTCTCAGTCTTCAAGTTTTTCTGCGATTACACCTTCTCAGTCTTCAAGTTTTTCTGCGATTACACCTTCTCAGTCTCCAAGCTGGGAGGATATCGCTGCGTAGTTGCTTAGAAGCAGAAGTATGGGTATAGTATATTTAAATTTATGGTTGAGGTCACATCATGGCTACATACACTAGCGCCAACGCAATTAAAAAAATATCTACTGGTGATGAATCAGGCACATGGGGCGATAGCACCAATAACAACTTTGATATTATAGATCGTGCGGCCAACGGCTTTGTTTCGATTGCTTTGTCCAGCACTTCTTACACGCTGTCGTTGTCCACTACGGCGGTCCTGTCTGATGGTCATTACAAGGCTGTAAACTTTACGGGAACTCCGGGCGGTACATGCACTGTTACTTTAGAGCAAAACAACAAAGCTCGAATGTACATGATCGTTAATAGCACAAACCAAAGTTTGTCCATTACGCAAGGGTCTGGTGCCAACGTCACGATAGCCGCTACAAAGTCGGCTATTGTTCTAGCTGACGGCGCGGGTTCTGGGGCCGCAGTCACAGATTTCACAGCGGTTCTTAGTGCGCTGACGGAGCTTGATGTAACTGCGGGTACAGTTAGTGCCAGCAAAGCGGTTGTTGTTGACAGCAACAAAGACATTACGGGCTTTAGAAACGTCACAATGACGGGCGAGTTGGACGCGGCAACGCTAGACATTAGCGGTGACGCGGACATAGACGGGACCACAAACTTAGATATTGTGGACATAGATGGCGCGGTAAACATTGCGGCTGCTACAACGATAGCCACCAATAATAAAATACAGTTTCGTGATACGGCTATATATATTCAATCCAGCGCGGACGGTCAGTTAGATATTGTTGCGGACACTGAGGTGCAGATTGCAGCAACCACGATTGATATAAACGGTGCGGTGGCTTTAAACGGTGCGATTACAGGGGCTACTAACATTGCCCTGTCAGGTGCGATTACAGGGGCTACTAACATTACCCTGTCAGGAGAGTTAGACGCCGCAACCTTAGATATATCGGGTAATGCGGACATTGACGGCACTCTTGAGACTGACGCTTTATCCCTCAACGGCACCGCAGTTACTAGCACCGCAGCAGAATTAAACGTAATGGACGGTGGAACATCTGCTTCTAACATTACTATCGTAGACGCAGATCAGTTTGTTGTAAACGACAATGGCACGATGAAGCAAGTTGCTGCTACTAAAGTAGCGGCTTATACGGCTCCTAGCACAACTTATGGAGATGTTGGCACTTACGTTTTTGCCAACCGATTTACTGTGCTAAGTGGTGCGATTGTTCCCGGCGACACATATGCAGGTAGCACTCTCAAGCCAGCCGCAACAGATAGTGCTCAAGGGGTCGGGAATGCTCTATCCGGCACTTGGCGAGCAATGGGATATGCGGGTGGGCGACAAGGGTATTTTCCAACAACTCTCTTCGTGAGGGTGTCATAATGCCGCTTACAGACCTTAAATTTAAACCCGGAATAAACAAAGAGATTACGCCGTACTCTGAAGAAAACGGTTGGGTTGATTGTGATAAGGTAAGGTTTCGGTTTGGCTTTCCTGAAAAGCTAAACGGTTGGGAAAAAAATTCTAATAATGCTTTCTTGGGCCTGTGTCGTGGATTGCATGAGTTTGTTGCCCTAAGCGGCGAAAAGTTTCTAGGCGTTGGAACTCAAGAAAAGTTTTACATTAAACAGGGTACAGCATTTAAGGACGTTACCCCTATTCGCCTTACTACTAGCGCAGGAGACGTTACATTTGCTGCAACAAATGGATCGGCTGTTCTCACTGTAACAGATACAAATCACGGCTGTATAGTAAACGACTTTGTAACTTTTTCTGGCGCGGCAACATTGGGCGGAACAATTACAGCAAACGTCTTGAACCAAGAGTATCAAATTACAGAGGTTGTAAACGGAAGCACGTACAAAATATCGGCTAGAACCGTTAGCACAATAGAAAGTATTACGGTGTCTGGTGGTATAAGCGCCACAGCGGTCAATGCTAATGGCAGCGATACGGGTAACGGCGGCGGTAGTGTTGTCGGCACTTATCAGATTGGCGCAGGATTAAACTCTTCTGTGCAAGGCGGCGTTGGTTGGGGCGTTGGACTTTGGGGCGGCACAACAGATGGTGCGTTGGTTGGTCAACTTAACGAAGCCTTAGATACCAGCGAGACTACGATCACCTTGGATAGCACAACGGGCATTGTGGCTAATGACGTTATACTTGTGGACTCTGAGTTAATAAAAGTGGGTGGAATTAGTAGTAACGATTTAACTGGCTGTACTCGCGGTCACTTAGGAACCACTGCCGCTACTCACGCTGATAATAGTGTCGTTCTTTTAGCTGTTGGCAACGCGGCAAGTTCAAACGACTTTGTTGGTTGGGGTCAGCCGATAAATACAGATTCAGTAAGTGCCGCAAGCACACTGCGTATTTGGACCCAAGATAACTTTGGTGAAGACTTAATTCTTAATGACCGTAACGGCTCAATCTATTATTGGGATAAAACAAACGGCGTAGGAACACGAGCCAAGGCTCTAACAGATAGCGGCTTGAGCCTCGGAACGCGCACCTCGGTTCCTACAGTGGCTTTACAGGTGTTACTCTCCGACAGGGATCGTCACGTTATTGCGTTTGGTGCGGATGGCCTTGGTGCATCCTCAACGGCCACTGATGGTGATGGGACTCAAGACCCTTTGCTTATACGGTTTAGTAGTCAGGAAAACCCTGTCCAGTGGTATCCAACAGCCAGTAATACAGCGGGTGATTTGCGCATAAGTTCTGGCTCCACTATTGTTCAAGCCGTTGAAACACGTCAACAAATACTTGTGTTTACAGATGTTTCTATTCACGCGATGCAGTTTATTGGGCCACCGTTTACTTTTGGCATTAACTTAATCTCTGAAAACATTACAATCGCTAGTCCCAAAGCTGCAATCGCGGTTGATGACCAAGTATTCTGGATGGGTGACGCAGAGTTTTACGCTTACTCAGGTGCAGTGCAGCGAATACCCTGCACAGTCAGGGACTTTGTGTTTGACGGCATGAACAGGGACCAAAAAGAAAAGGTTGTAGCTGGGGCTAATGTTTCCTTCTCGGAAGTGTGGTGGTTTTATCCTTCTAACGATGCTGGCAACACCGAGAATGACCGTTATGTAGTGTATAACTACATGGAAAAGCTTTGGTTTATAGGAACTTTGGGACGCACTGCGTGGTTAGATCGTGGTATCTCTGCGTTTCCGATTTCTACATCTACAGATAACTTTTTGTTTGACCATGAAAAAGGAACTGAGGACGATGGGTCAGCTATGTCCACGTTTATTGAGTCTGGTGACATGCGTATATCACAAGGCAATCAGTTTTCATTTATCAGTCGTGTAATTCCTGACGTTAATTTCAGGGAAACTACGGACACATCTACGATGAATTTTATTTTGGAAACAAAGAACTTTCCGGGCCAAGTGGATCAGAACTCTTCTACAAACGCGGTTGCAAAAACGTCTGCAACTCCCATCGACCAGTACACAAACCAGTATTTTACACGGTTGCGAGGCCGCAGCTTTACGTTGAAGGTGCAGTCCACTACGGAAAACGTGCTTTGGCGCTTGGGTGTGCCTCGTATTGAAATAAGACCAGACGGGAGGCGCTGATGGCTACACCTACTCCACTTCCATTTTTTCCTGTTGCGCCTTTGGACTATGACCAACGTTATCTTAACGAAGTCGTGCGGTCTTTCTCCACTTTCCTAGCGCAATACAATGCGTCTCAACAGGACAGCGATGAGAATAAAGCTACCGCAGTAGGGTGGTTTATGGGCTGATGGCAAATGTTTATGTAAATGCAAAAGTTGACCTTACGACAACGGACGTGACCACACTTTATACGTGTGGCTCTTTTTCTACCGCAATTATAAAATCTATTCTTGTGTCAGAGGATAGCAACAACGCGGACACGTTAACGTTAACGTTGACCAACGGGTCAAGTGTATTCAGCTTGTTCAAAGACAAAGCAGTGGGGGCCAAGGGTACAGTTGAATTATTGACCGCACCGCTTGTGGTTCAGGCAGATGAAATTTTAAAAGTCACGGCAGGGACAGCAAACAGGTTGCATGTTGTGGCTAGTATTTTGGAGATATCGTGATAATGTGCGGTCAATTCATAGTGGTGGTTTGGTATGGGCATTAACTTTGGTGGCATTCTAGGAGGCATTGCTGGGCTTCTAGTCCCCGGAGCAGGAACCTTCTTGGCTCCTGCTATTGGTGCAGGGTTAGGTACGTTGGCTGGTGGCGGTAGTTTTAAGAACGCTATCAAGTACGGGCTTCTGGCTGGCGGTGCTAACACAGCCTTCAGGGGTGGTATTGGTACTGCCCTTCAAAACCACCCGATGGGTGCTAAGATTAGTGGTCAGTTAGGAAAGTTAGGTTTCATTGGAAAGCCTATGAGCACAATAGCGGGTCCAGAGAAGAAAGGTATTCTTTCAAATCCTCTTGCTCAAGCGGTTCTTCTATCGTCAATAGTACCAGAACAAAAGACGTCTCCTTTAAGTACTGAAGGATACGATGGGACGAGTATAACTGAAAAGGAAAAGAAGGCTCGTTTAGACAACCTCTACGCAAGTTATAATGATGGCACGAGGTTTAGCACTCCTGAAGAACGGGACGAGTACGACAGGCAAATTGAGGAGGGGGATGATATTTCTCCTTTTGAAACACAATACGCGGCAAGGGGTGGTCTGATGGGGGGCCTAATCGAAGGCCCCGGAACAGGGACCAGTGATGATATCCCTGCAATGATCTATCAGGATGGCAATCCCGTTCAGGAAGCAATGCTTTCAAACGGGGAAGTTGTTCTGTCTCTAAAGGACTTGAGAAATATAGGTGGCGGAGACGCCGAGATGGCAGGCAAGATGATCGGGGATGCGCCCAACGGCACCCGAGGAGCCGTAGCCGCCAAGCTATTTAGAAACATGCAGGAATTTAAAAATGTCTAATACAGTAACACAGATTAGCAGGACCGAGATTCCTGACTACCTTCGTAAGTACCAAGAAGAAATACTGGAACGAGCGCAGGCTTTAGGTAAGGACGATGGTTTTGTTCTGCCAGAGTATAATGTTGCGGGTCGAAGTGGTTTGCAGCAACAAGCCTCGGACCTTACGGCTTCCGGTTTAGGGGCATATGCTCCTATGTTGCAGGCTGGAACAAATACACTGGGCGCAGGCATTGGCACCATGTATGGAGCAACAAACCCGTTAAACCAAGCTATGGGTTCTATCGGCGGCACGGGTCAGGCGATTAGTGGTATTCAAGGGGCCGTTGGTCAAGGGTACTCGGACCTTGCAGGAACGGGCGCACAGTTTGACCCGAGTAACATTCAACAGTTTATGGACCCGTATGAGGATCAGGCTGTTCAGCAAGCTATGACGGACATTCGCCGTCAGGGTGATCAGCAACGTTCTGGCATTGATGCTCAGGCTACTGCGGCTGGAGCGATGGGCGGGTCTCGACAGGCTGTTCGTCAGGGCCAGTTGGATGAAAGTATTTTAAACCAGCAAGGTCGCACTGCGGCAGGCATGCGGCAGGCTGGGTATCAAGGTGCCGCGCAACGTGCGCAGCAAGCTTACGAGCAGTCTATGGGCCGTCAGCAACGTGCTGCGTTGTCGGGTGCGCAGATGGGCATTCAAGGCGGTCAGGCTTCGGGGCAGTTGGGTCTTGGTGCAGGAAGTGCGTACAGTGGGCTGGCTGGTCAATATGGCTCCTTGGGCCGTGGTCTTGGGTCCTTGGGCATGCAGCAAGCGCAGCTTGGCGAGACGGCTCAGGGTCTTGGGTTTAAAGACATCAACATGCTTAGTACGATGGGCGGTCAAGAGCAGGCACAACAGCAGGCTATGCTGGATGCGCAGCGTCAGAACCAATACCAAAATGTTATGGCTCCGTATCAACAGCTTGGGTTCTACTCGGACATTTATCAGGGTATGCCCACGGCGCAGCAGACATTCTCGCAGCAACAACAACCAAGCCCGAGTGCGATCTCGCAAATTGCGGGTCTTGGAATGGGACTGTACGGTCTACAACAGTCAAATATGTTTGGAGGTTCGAGATGATTAATATGTCACGAAACTTTAATGGATTTGGTATGATGCCTTATCGTCCTCAGCGTGATGTTCCTGATTATGCTTTAAACAAGAACAGTGGTGGCATAGATCAGTACGGCGAGTATTTAGAGCAGACTTATGGTGTTCCTGCGATTTCTGCAGCGCAGAATTTTGATCAGAAGCGAGATGACTTTTTGCAAAACGTTTCTCAGCAGGAGCAGCAGACATTTGGCGGTGGCATGAACAGTTTTGCACCAAGCACTAGCCCCCAACCGTCTATGGGGCGTCCTATGTTTAGCGGACAGGTTATTGGCTCGCCGTTTGGAGGCTCTGTTGGTAGTCCCTCCGCCAATCAGTCACTACCTTCCAGTCCGTATGAATCGTTCTTTGGAGGCATAGGCACACCTAATTTTAATGTACATACTTTTTTTCAAGAAGGAGGTTCCGTGTCAGGTCCTCCCCCGACACACGGTCCTAACGCAAACGGTGTTTCAAACAGGGGCATGTTCAAGAACCGTGACTCTCGAAAAAAGTTGGCTCAAATGGGTGGCATTCTTAGCTCGTCACCGGAGCTACAAGAAACAGCCATGACGTTTGCGAACGGTGGTGGTGCTGATTTACCGGACTACATTATTAATGTTCCGGGTCTTACGGCTGAAGGTGAGTATCTGCGGATTAGTTCTGCCACTCTTGAGAAATTAAACAACGCTGTGCCCGAGGTTATGGCTAACGCTAGTATGGTTTCCCCTGTTGAAATGGTTATCTCTGAGGGCTTTAGCAGTCTTGTAGCTAACGCACGACCCGGAGATGCGGTGGTTGGAACTCGGGTCAATAGACTTCGGGAGCAACGCGCAGCGTCTGATCCCTCTCTTGTGCCTATGCCTCCTGAGATAGAGCAGGTTAGTTCCCCTGAAGATGTGTTTGCAGCATCCAACGCTGCAAATGACGCTAGAGATAATAGGGTAGCTCGTTCTATTGCGGCGGCGAATAATGAAGACTTGACTAGCCCAGCGCAGTTACGTGCTGATCCTCTTCAATCGAAAGAAATATTGGGAGACCCTTACGCTGGAGATATTTTTTCCGATGACCGGATTAGGGTTAGACCTCGTGAAAATGTTGGCGGTGGTATAGAAGCACAAGACGCGGCTAACTTTGAAAAAGAAAAGATTAGTGCTGCTTTAATTGAAAGCCTAGCGCCTAACAATGCACAGGGACAACCGGGAGGTATTCTTGGTAAAAGGTACGCTGAGTCCGATGATGATCTGAGAATGATAAATTCTCAAAGATATATAGAGTCTCTTATTAAAGGTAATCCTTTCAGCGGTGAGTTGTCTCCGTCACAAACAGCACGTAATCAAGAGACTCTTAGGAATACGTTAGGACGGGAAGAGATTGCGCAGCAACGGGAAGACAGCACCGAGGCTGGAAGAATAATTCGGGATGCAGCGGACACACGCGAGGCGTTTAGTGTTCCGTTGGAGTCGGGCATAGCGAAGGCTGTTCCAACAGAAGTTAATTCTGACGCAGAGCGTCTTATACAGGCAGAGCGCGAAAGAATTTTAAAGTTGCAGGCATTAAATAAAATGCGGAAGCCGACAGTAACGCCTGCCGAAGAGTTGCAAGCGGTTACTCCAGACATTGCTGAGTTTGCAAAGTACGCAGATCAATATACAAAAATGCGTGATGATCGTGAAGTTGACATGGCTGTTGAAGCTGCAGAACGTGATGAGAACGCTAGGATTGCAGCTAGAACAGAAAAACAAGAGGCATTAAATACGTCTGAAAAAGAATTAGCGGAAAGATTAGATACAGAAGGTAGCATTTTTGATACTGCCGGAGACTACATCACTGAGTTTTTCTTAAACCCAGAGATACAGGAAAAAATTAATAGCGCGATTGAACAGTCTCAAGCGGCTACTGCTGAAGCTGTTCAAAAAAGAGTTGGCCCAGCAATCGCCGCCTCCGAAGATGCTGTTCAGGCTCTTGGCAATGAAGCTGCAATAGATGCAATGGATGCGCGTAACGAAGCGGGGCCATATAGAATAGCTGGGAAAGGTTTTACTGGGGACGGCAGCGAAGTAGACGTTAAGATTGAAGCCGACCCTGAAGGAGCAGGGACCGTAAGTGCAGACCCTCTTAAAGCAGTAGTTCCTATTGCAAAAACTGTAACCGAAGTGGCAGCGGCTATGTCTGGTTTGGGTCCAGATGTGTTGGGTGATGATGTAAAAGGTGTTTCTAAATCGGTTGGAGACGCTGACCAACAACTAGCCGAGGAGCAAGTCTCCGCGCAAGACTCGGCTGAGGATTTGTTGAAAGAACTTTCTGCGGAAAGGGCTACCAACGAACAAGAACAGCGTCAGGTAGAAATAGAAGAGGAAGTAGACAGAAAGGTTGTCTCACCTCCTGTGACCCCTACAATTACACCAGCGATTAAGGAAAAAATTACTACGTTAGGCGCAAATGCAGACTTGGGCGAAAACTTTGGTGGTGACGGCAGCATTGGAGACTTAACCAAGGATTATGTAAAGCTGCTCAAAAGCCTGCTTGGAGAGTCAGACGAGGACAAGGCTGCGCGTAAGGGCGAGTTGTTCATGCTCATGGGTGCGGCGTTGATGTCGGGCAAGTCTTCGAATGCCCTGACCAATATCGGTGCTGCCTTGCAGATCGGTGCTAAGTCCGCGATCCAAGATCGCGCCACCCGCAAGAAGCGTGAGGACACCATCGGTCTCAAAGGCTTTGAGATGGCTGCAGACCGCATCGCGAAACGTGACGCCTTGGAAACGACCTTAGCGGCTGAAGGAAGGGACGAGCAAAGAAGGCTAAGGGCAACGGCAGCGCAAAATAAAGAACGACGAGACTTTGAAACTTGGAAACTTTCAAACAAAACGTATTTTGGCTCTGCTCCATACAAAGCCGTAGATGCGAACTTCAAGGCCCTTTTAAAAGCAGGAAGAGACAGTGCGACTATTGACTTAGTATCAGGGGAAAGTCCAAGAGATTACGCATTAAGAAAACTTAGTGAACTTTTTGAGCCGGACAATATTGCATTGTATCTTTCTACAATAAACGCTCTTCCATCAGGAGCAGATGGCGGCGGTGGTCAAGAAGATAGCGGCGACTTTAAGATTTAGTAGGATTAAACTATGGCTACTTTTGAAGAATTAAGACGGGCTTCGAATGCAGCGTTTGATGCTGGTGACGAAGAAAGAGCAGCGAACTTAAAGGCTGACGCCCTGCAAGCCAGAGAGTTTGAAACCCTACGGTCTCAATCGAACGCTGCCTTTGACGCCGGAGATGAAGACTTGGCCCTAGAACTAAAGGACCAAGCTCTTTCTATCCAGAAGGGCATGACCGAATCTGCCTTCACCGGAATAGGTCGTGGCATCAAGGCCGCTCCTGTAACAATGGCCCAAGGGTTGTTGGAGATCGGGGCCGCTGGCATAGATGCGTCTATAGGTTCTAACTACTCTCGTGGTGTGACAGAATCCTTTGAAGAGTTTAAGAAAAATAACGACCTCAACCCTAACACCGCTGCGGGAGAAATCACCGAGGAGATCGTGGCCTTTGGCTTGGGGTTTATTCCTATTGCTGGCTGGCTTGGTCGTGCGGGTTCCGTTGCTAAGGCAGGGCGCATTGCTAGACCATCGAAGAGCAGGTTTCTAAAGTCGGCAGAGTCGTTTGGTGATAGTGCAGCGGGTCGTGCTATGCTCAAAAATAGAACGAGGTTGGCTGGAACAACGGCACTGGCTGCGGTTGGATATGAAACTCTAATAACGCCCGATGGTCGCGCTACATTGTCGGACTCCTTTGATGTGTTTCCCGATTTCTTAAAGACCGAAGAGGACCTCAATCTGTCAGGCAGTGCAGAAGGCGGACGCAAACTTCGCAACAAACTTCGCAGCGGCTTTGAAGCAGGGGCCTTTAGCCTTGGATTTGACATGGCCCTGCCCGTGGTGGGCGGTGTGGCAAGAGGCATTGGTGCAACTCCCGTTCTAGGTGACGGCATCTCGGCCCTTGCTCGTGGTACAAACAACGCCTTCGGCTTGGCGTTTAATTACCTTGGTAACACGGTGGTAGGAGAGAAGATTGGCAGGGGGTACAACAAGTACCTTACGGCTTCCGGTGGCGTTGATGCCAAGCTCTTTGAGGGGCAGGAAGACACGATAGCCATGAACCAAACTGCTAAATCCTTAGCCGTCTCTTACTTTTCAAGCTTTGATAAAGAGCTTTCTAAGTTTATTGGCACAACTGTTAGGCCCGGAAAAAAGAAAAACCTAATAACAGCCGCAAAAAATAACTTAGAACATTATTTAGACACAGGGGATACTGCCTTTTTAAGAATAGGTGACGAAGGTAGTGCGCCTCTTAGCGCAGAGGCTATAAAATCTGCGAAACGTATGCTTGACTTAAACGTAGAGCATCAAGACAGGATACTTGTAGAGGTTGAGTCAGAAATAGACCGCCTGTCTGAGATGGTCTCATCGGATGTTCCAGTAGGAGACATGCCTACTGGGATGTCCTTACAAAAGCTGCGGCTAGAGAAAGTTCGTGACACTATTAGGGAAAACCTAACTGCAAACGAACAGATGCAAAAGGCGTATCTTCGGCGCAGGTTTGACGTTCACGAGAACCCGTTGTCTTTTTACAAGAACGGGATAGACGAGAGCGGGAAAGACTTTGCTCAAGGGTTGAACGACATTGAGCATTTTATTCGGCAAGCTCCAGAAGAGTTTGGGACTACCGCTGATCCTGCGGCGGTGAGCAGCACGGCTCGTAATGTGTTGTATGAAATCTTGGGGTTAAGCGGCGTTAAAGAAGGCATGTCTGTAAACGATGCCATGAAACAAAAAGTTCTGGCGTTAAAGACGGCTCGTAACAACTACGTTTTGCCCGGATCATCAAAGGTTGATCTAGCTACTGATATGTTTATCGAACGGAAAGCTTTAATTGATAGCTCTGACTCGCTCAAAAGACTTATGGGCATGCGAAACGATGTGAAAGAAAGCTACATCAATACCATAGATGACCTGTCCAGAACCGTGGGCGGTCTCAAGTTCTATCGCGACTCCGCAAAGAATGTTGCAGACGGTGGCCTGACTATGGCTGAAGACGCAGGTATGTCGGCTCTTGCAAATGGCGGTCGCCCAACATTCATTCGGTTAAACATGAAACCCGAAGACTATGCTCAGGCAGAACTAACTGAGGTAGGGTCTATGGCTAGGACAACCAAGGACCGCGCACAAACGTTGACTGATCTGGGGTACGTTAGCCTTGGTCAACAAAACCCTAACCAAGTGTTTCAGGGAAACTTCGGAGACTTATCAGGGGTCTATGCTGCTCCGGAAGTCTACAGTGCAATCACAACTCCGGGCCGTCTGGGTCAGACTGTGTTGAATGAAGTGGCTGCTCTTGCGGTTCAGGCCAAGGGCCTGTCGCAGAAGATGGCTATCATTCCAAACCCGTTGTCACAGGTCCGAAACATCTTGGGCAACATTCAGATGATTGGTGCGCAGGGGCTGCTTGGCAGAGACTTGGACTTCTTTGATACGTTCGCCATGCATGCCGCCAACATGAGTAACTTGGATGACGAGGGTATGAAGAGCATGACCCAACTCATGGGTGAAATGGGGCTTCGGGATTCCAGCTTGATTGCCAAGACCCTCAAGGATTTGCAGGAAGTGGGCAAAGACCTGACTGTCGCGGGGAAAGTAAGCAGGGGCGCAGAGAAACTAACGAACCTTGTTGGTAACGTTGGCGGAGTCGTGCCTCTCATGCAGGCGTTCGAGAAAGTATACGCTGAGTCAGACTCGTTCTTTAAAGTCATGGGGGTCTTGGGTGAGCGGTCCCGCTACGGTACAGCGATTGGCAAAGCAGTAGACATCAACAACATACCGGATGACGTGAAGCAAACCTTTTTGGATGCGGGTCTTGTATCTCGGCTCTCGGCTGGCCCCGATAGCAAGATGACATTCTTGGATATGATGTCTGCTCAAGCGGTCAAAGAAACTATGCCTATGTATAACCGGATCGGGAACCTCGTTCGGAACCTCGACCGCATTCCTATCTTGGGTAACTTCACTTCGTTTGCCGCAGAAAACATCCGCAACTCTGCCAACACTTTGTCTCGTGGTATGAAGGAACTAGGCTATAAGATTGATCTGGACTCGGCTGCAGGGCAGCGGCTTTTGAGCGACCCAAAAATTGGAGAAGAGGGTATCAGGAACCTTGAGCGGTCCATCAGGGGCATCGGTTCTCAACGCCTGACATCCTATCTGGCTGTATCAACGGCCCTTCCTTATGCGGCAACCAGAGCGTCTATGATTGCAACAGGAACCACGCAAGAGGAGATGGATGCAGCGGAATCTCTGAACGCTGACTACACCAAGGGCCACCAGTTGATTGTTCTGAACAACGATCACCGTGGCAAGATGCAGTTTGCTGACCAGAGCTACGTTGCACCGTTCTCGTTTGTCACTGACCCTGTTCGCGCTGCACTACAGGTATACCAAGAGAAGGGCATTCTTAACAAGTCGGAGGCGGAGAAGATTGCATCCGCTGCCTTTGCTGGATTGAGTGGGTACGCAGAGCCGTTTGGTTCTGAATCGTTGTTCTTTGAGCGGCTGCGCAATGCGTTGCCCTCTGACAACCCCATCGGCAGGGGTGGTAGAACCCCACAGGGCGCTCCTATCTGGGATGACACCGATGATCTTGGGACAAAAATCAGTCGTGGGTTTACCCATGTGATGGGCGGCTTTGAGCCAGCGTACATCAGAGAGATTGTTACCGAGAAGAATGGTAGGATCGAAGGGGGCAGGGCCTTCCGTGCAGCAACCGATACACCAACGGGTACGGGTGTACAGTACAACGCGGAGGCGGAGCTTGCTCGGGCCATTACGGGGTTCACGCCCATCGAATTAAACCTACGCAAAGACTTCAACTACAAAGGCTCGGAGTATTTAAACCTGCGTTCTGGTGCCAAGACCCAAGCGTCTCGTGCCATCAAGCAGAACTTCACCTCTTCGGAGGATATGGCTGACGCATGGGGTGGCTATCTTGATAACTTGTACAGAGCGCAAAGCAGTATGTACGCCAAGATTCTAGCGGCACGGCAAGTAGGTCTTTCAGATCAGCAAATCCGCAAGGAGTTGGTACAGAAGGCTGGTCTTGGTGCGGCGGAAGCAAACATCATCATGCGTGGAGAGTTCTACCCCGGAATGGTGAGCAAGGAAGTAATCAAAGAGGTTGCTCTTGAGGTTCGTGAGGATCAGCCACGGGTTACAGAGCGTCCGGACTATGCAATGCTGAACCGATTGTCTAACGAACGTATGCGTCAGCCGCTGTCACCTGTCCCTGAACCGGAGCCAGAGGTAGCGGAGGGCGTCACAGCGTCCATACAATCGCCTGTAGAGGCCCCTATCGCTCAGGCGCAGCAAGTGGCCCCCGCTCCAGCTAACCCCGCTCCTACGGTCCCTGCAGCGGCTCCCGTGCAGCAAGCGGATGCAGGCTTGCGCCAGTTCATTCCGTCCACGCTACTCGGGGACTTCCGCAACATGGATATCGCCCGAAGACTTGGGATGGGACAGTAGATTTAGCGTCTCAAAGGCGGGATTCGCTATATATACTATTAATAGGGAATCCCGCCTTTGAGAGCGGTTTTACCCTACCTCTCCCCAGTTACTACCCAACTCCTCATCCACCTTGGATGGTACTTTCAGAACGTCATCAAGACCGTGCTCCATGATCTCGGTAATGCGTGACGCTTGCTTCTGATCCTGTACCGAAAAGCACAGTTCGTCATGCACCGTGAGCGAAGGAACCAAGCCCTCGTTATAGCAATCCAACATCGCTCGTTTGGTTTGGTCGGCGGCTGATCCTTGGATCAACTTGTTAAGTGCCTTGTATGTAAACGCCCTGCGCAAGTTCATGCCGTGCTTTTTCTGCGCATCCTCTAACGGGAGCGGCTTCTCATACCCGTAGGTGCGAGGCTCCCATAAATGGAAGCGGCACCGCCTACCAAGCAACGTGCGTATCGAACCGTGCTTGGATGCCTGTACCGTTGCCAGTTCCGCAAGCCCCTTAACAAAAGGCACCTTCGAATGGTGCGTGGACAGCAATGCCTTGGCCTCGTCCGGCGTGATCGACAACTGAGCCGCCAGCTTTGCAACTCCCATGCCATACATGATCCCAAGGTTCACGGTCTTGGCTTGCTTTCGGGTAATCCCCGCGAAGTCTGCCACCATCTGGTGTAGATCGACATCGCCTGAGTGGTACTCTTTGACAATCTGATCCACCATGTCATGCCTATGCACACCCGACACGCTTGCCGCAAAGTGAACCAAGAGCCTTGGCTCCTGACTGGCGTAGTCAAACGAACCCCACTGGCACCCGTCCTCCGGAATGAACAGCCCACGAATGAGCTTCTTGATGTCCGGATCACGCGCAGGGATTTGCTGCAGGTTCGGGTTTGAGGACGAGAACCTTCCGGTTACAGTGCCTCCGTCATCGCTCCGTAGCTGGTGGAACTCGCAGTGTATGCGTCCCTTGTGACTGTGCCGCTGTATGGTTTCAATGAACGTACCGTCTGCCTTGTCAAACTCGCGCAGCTTAACGATAGCCTGAGCCACTTCGTTCGGGTGAGAGGACAGATACTGTTTGGTGAAGGACGGGGCACCAGCTTCCGTATTTGGATACGATAGGTCCAAAGCCTCAAAGACTTTCTTTACTGACTCTGCAGCCCACGGTTCTATCTGCACCCCGCTCTTGTGTTTGATGAACTCCTTGAGCGTCTTGACCTGTTTGCGTAGCCCGTTCCTAGCTTGATCCGCCTTGTCCAGATCAACGCGCACCCCGTTCTTACGCATCTCCAACATCAAAGGTATGAGGCCCGTTTCGAGATCAAAGATTGCGCCCAAGTCTTGTTCGCTGATCTCTATCTTGAGCCGATGCCAAAGCTTCAGCGTCATGATTGCGTCCTGCTCCGCGTATGCACCAACGTACATCGGAGGCAGACGCCACATCTCTGACTTGGGATCAAAGCCAAAGTCCTTTGCTGCAGCGCGTAACATCTTCTCGTTCTTACGCATGTCAATCCAGTCACGACCCAGATTGTTTAGGCTATATGAAAACCTGTTCTCGTCTATCAAAGGAGCAGCAACCATCGTGTCGATGATCCGACCCTGCACCTCTATGCCCTCCGCGTGTAGCCACCCTGCATCATAGGTTGCATTGTGCATGATCTTATCAATCCGAGGTGTAGCCATCTGCTTTTTGAACCAGCGCAGCGTGACCTTCGGATCAAGATTGTGTCCGTTCTGGTGCCGGATAGGAAAGTACCCAGAGTAATCCCCCGCTGCTACCGCAATGCCCACAATATTTCCGTCACCCCTAGCCCATCCGGGGCCAAGGGTGGTGAGGTTCGGGTCTCTCGTCTCAAGGTCCACGGCTATTTCTTTGTAGCCCGTCAGGTCGGGCAACTCGAAAGGGATATTCCAATCGGGATCAAAGTTATCCATTTCCATGCGCTCAATGAAACTAATCGTCTTATCTTTTTTCGCCATTTGATAAACCTATTTCTGCGCCCAGTGCGCTGTAACCTGCCTTGTCCACCCACGAGTCTTGATGTGACGTGTCATTGAGCAGCCGTGTTGTTTTCAACCAGTCCATCATCAACGCTACATGCGCGGGAGTAATAGGGGCAAACTTCCCGTTCTGTTTAATTGCCCTAGAAACAATGACGTTCCACCCATCTGCAATGGCCCTGAACGATTGTGTTGCATCCCCGTAGTCCTCTTGCCTGTCACCAGATATCAGAGACTTGGCTTTGTCTAGCACCTCATCTCTTTTCATAGCATGTACCTGTACCGTTTGTCTGATTCCAAAATGTGCAGGTTCTCTTTGGTCCTAGTCACCGCAACATAGAACACCCGATGCTCCGCGTCTGGGTTCTTGGACTCCTCACACGCCTTCGTTGAACCCAAATACACCATGCAGTTCTCGTCCTCCCCACCCTTCATCGCGTGGATGGTTGAGATTTTAATACGAGGTGTATCAGAGATGTTCTCCCCCCGTGCCTCAAGCGACTCTATGTATAGCCTGTCCTCGTTACCAAGGTTCATTACGTCCGTAGCCGGACGATTTAGCGGAGCAACCATGCCAAACTCTGATACAAGATCATCGTAAGAAAGCATCGCGTCATCCGCTGCAGCATCCAACAAACCAACCGCTCCCCGCTTGACCACCCGATAGTCCCCCATCTTCGGGACGTTCTTGTATAGGTCCCTGATCCTCGCAAGACCAACACGCTCCCCATCTTGCAGCTTCCGCCATACGTCTAGGCCATCGGCAACCGCTTCGCTTACGCTCCCCCGTCCTCGAAAACTATACAGGTATCCATACGCTCGAACCTGCTTTGCCAACTCCCAAGCATAGGAATTAGTACGAGCCATCAAGGTCCACGAACCTTTCCACAAGGGCACCGTCTCAATGTTTACATGGTATCTAATGGAGCCTTCTCTGTCCGTTGGCTCGAACTCTTTCACAATGCGGTTATCTATCCGCTTTACAATCATCTGAGACAGATTGTGAACAGCCTGCGGCATCCTGTAGGACTGGCTCAATACAATCCTTTTGTCTGAGCAACTTAGGAAGTCTTCTACCTTTACGCCCGTCCACTCATGGATAGCCTGATCGTCATCCCCTGCAATGATAGTTCGCTTGGCATCCTCCGACATCTTCGCAACCATCTGCCACTGTGACGGCGTTAAATCTTGGGCCTCGTCCACAATCAACAGGTCTAGCTCCGGAGGATTAACAATCTCCACATACCGTGAAATAAAATCCCCGAAATCTAGCTTTGCTTCCTGCGTCTTGTACTTAGTCAGCGTGGCTTCCACATTCACCAGCTTGGAAAATGCTAGGCCATAATTTCCCGAGTCGTTGAACTCCTCTTCAAGAGAGAGCAAGCGAGACCGCGCTCGGTCGATTATGTTTAGGTACTGAGCACCTGACCCCGACAGTGTTGTCTTGATTAACCCGTCCGCTGCATCAACCCCGTCTCTCGCCAGTAGGTCAAGACGTAGGAGACCTGACAGCTTTCTGTAATCATCAGCCCCCATAACATCGGAGGACTGTAGCCCAAGACCGTGGAACGCCGTGGCATGCAACGTCCTGCAGTGCGGCAACTCTTTTGGCTTGAGACTAAACTTCAGACAAGCCCGTTCCATAGCCTCCTGAATGGACTTGCGAGTAAATGAAACAAACGCAAATCTGTGAGGCGCACCGCCCTCCTCAAAGTAATCGTTCACCCGCTCCATCAACGTGTGTGTTTTCCCAGTTCCGGGCGGTCCCAGTATCAGTTCACTATTCGTAATCATCTTCCCTAGCCCTTTCGTTTACCCATTGTTCCACTTCGCTCAGAACCCAACGCTTGGTCTGTCGCTGCTTGGGTTTCATCGGTCCAAGCATTATGGGCCGTGGAAATTGGCCCTGTTTCACCCACTTGTAGAGCGTTGAGGTCGATACTCCCAAAAGCTTTGCGACCTCGGACACCCTTAACAAACGGTTAGAAGGGGATGTCATTTGGAATCTCCTTTACATCTAGTTCTACATCCGTTTCCTCGAACGCAGGCACACGCCATACACGCGCCGTTGTTCTCTTCCCGTCAGCCTTGCGATAGTTCAGGACATACTCGGCGTCCTTGCCCCCGTTCAGCTTCTTTAATGCTTCCGTAACCTCGGCTCTTGTGTACTGATTGAAGTTACGATTATGCAAATAATCCATGAGACCCGAGATCATGAACGAGGTAAACCCGCCCTCGGTCCACGGCTTTCCATGCGTTATTTCCTCTGCCTGCACAGCCCGTATCCTACTGGTGCAGTACATGCGTAGGTGATCTTTAAACTGGCCTGAGTAGGTCAGTTCTTCTGGCACCTCTATTCGTGTGGAGTTTGTCATGAGCGCAGAGATAAGCATCTGCCACCTTGCTGGACGCATGGTAGGAGGCATAACACTTAGCTGATCCATACATGCCCGTTGAAACAGCGTCTGGTTTTGTAACTGCTCCGTTGATAGCTGCACCCGCCGCCCTGTAACGTCCAAGAAGTGTAGCCTTGGCTCCGACAACATGGTCACAAGACCGCCTAGCTTGGGCGCATCCGGTACGTCATCACCCACACCGTACTTTCTGGTGCGGCATACGTCCGGATCACAGTAGCTTTTGATAGGCTCTTGCTTACAGGTGTAGAAATAATCCTTCTTGCCCACCGATTTCTGCAGCGCAGATATCTCAGAGGCCGGAAGTGGAGAGGCCGTAAGGTTTCGGTTCATCTCTTCTAGTTTCTCAACCCAATCATCCGCCCACTTCTTACGGCAGTACACGCCACAGTTGAACAGCGTTGAGTTTCTATCACTTGAGATTGCACCCTGCGAACAGATGTGTTGTAGGCATGGCGGTCCATCAAAGAACTCTTCCTTGCCCCCAAGTCTTAAAGCTTCCAGATCATCTAGCGTGGTCTCGGACTTCTCCGCATGATCCAGAAAATCATCCAACTCTAACGCCTCGACGTTGCTATCAAAGCAGTATCGAAGCGTCTCCTCCGCCTTGAAGTACGGTAGGTTAATAAAGTTACCCACGTCTCCCTGATCTGATAATATTGTGTCCTGCTTGGGGAAAATCTCTGAACCTGAGAACCCCAAAGCAATAGACATCTCGGTCAGGAACTCTCGAACCACCGCCGCCGACTCTTTCTGATTAAGAAACAGGTAGAGGTGCGCTCCACCAGACTTAGAACGGCAGTGAGACAACGGGAACTTTAACTGCGTAATCTTTTGCTGCAGTTGCTTGTGATCCAGATCGTAAACATCAATGTCAATGCACCCAAAACGGCAGGCATTCTCCTCGTCTATCGGTATGGACCCAACACCTAACGATCCATCCAAATGTTTTTGCATAGCCTCCTCGGTCAGAGGATCACGCACAATCCAACTGTCGGCTTCCGTTTTACCGTTCCGGCCCACACGTTTTATTTTTGTAGAGCCATACGCTACCCGCGAACCAGCGAAGATAGCCAGCATCCTACTAGCTTGTGTCATTACAATAATCCCTGAGAAAGTGGGGGGAGCCTCGCAGTGCGAAACCTGACCCGCGCCCCCCTAAAGCAGATTAGAACGGGATTTCGTCATTCCGTTCTGCAGAGGCTGGCTTGGAGGTTTCAACCTCTGGTGCTGCTTTAACCTCACCCGCTGCAACCGACTGCCTAAACAGCATGGCTTCTTGCAACTGGTCTTTCTCTTTAACCAACCCGACCTTTTCAATAGCCCAGTTGTTCCATGTACCCTGATCGTTACTCTCCTCAACAGATCGGAGACGCCAGATCGTGGCAAAGACCGCAGGAGTAACCATCGCACCCGACTTAGGATGCTTAACTTTCTGCATGGCGATCTGTGTTTTCCAACGGCGGCTTACTTTAAGGGCAGTAGATTTCATATCTACTACCGCAGGTTGATAAGAACCGTCTTCCTCAACAATCAACACAAAGTGTTGGTCTGATTTCACCAGTTCATTGCCGTTGGGTAACATTTCCTTGGACCCTGACCGTGTTGTCTTGGTCAGTACAGGATCAGTGGCGGCAATCTCTCCTTTGAACCCGCCGCCCAAGTCACGCGGCACGAACTCTAGGTATTTGGTACACTGATAGCAGGGGATAACCTGTATACCTTTCTCGCCTTCCCATATCTGAAATGTCACATTGTTAAACGCATCACCCTGCTGAGAGCCTTCAATGTACTCAGCGTTGCGCTTGTTTAACTGTGGAGACATAGCCTGAAGCAACCGTACAAACGGTATCTGCATCTCGCTACTGTCAAACGATGCACCTTCCCCCGCTGTGGCAAAGATATCGTCCATTACGTCTGTGCTTAACTCTGCACTTTTTTTATTTGCTACCGCGTTACCCATTTTTATGTCCCCCAAGAATAGATTTAATCAAAGAGATGCGATCCTTCGCCATGTTCTTCGCAACCTTCATACCTATCATCCTATTGTATAAAGCTCTTTGATGCCCTTTTAGATCAGCCTCCAGTTCCAAAAGAGTTTGAAGCTCTTCGTCAATCTGTCTCTCAATCAACTGATCTTCCATGCACTCTTCGAAATCTGTCTCGTCATTGTCCATGAAGCCACCATACTCATCAGTGTGGTCTTCATCATCCATCTCTTCCAACATTTTATTCTTATACGCACCCATTATACTTTCCTCCGGATTTCTGCCGCGTTTGCGATGAATGCCCCAAACATGTCGAGGTCGATAGGCTTCCCGTCCGTCACACGCTCTTTGATAAACGCTTTCAACGTAGAGGGATGAACGTGGGTCTTGGTATTCGGTTCGAAACCACGGTCACTTAGGATGCCAACAACATCTTTCGCCATGTTGTCTTGCCCCTTACCGAAGGTGCAGATCACATCGTTCTTTATAATGTCATCTAGCCCCTGCTCCCGAAGCCAAGAGAAAGCTTCTTCTCTCCGAGATACTGGGATACTGGCATGCACCATCATCTTTCGCTGCACAGTCAAGCCGTCTACATCAAGACGCTCAACGCCCATCTCATCCATGAGTGATGGTATTTGTTCGACCGATAGCTTGTGCTTCTCAGCCTTCAATGCTTTCAAGTGCGCCTCGGCATCGACCATCTGGTCTTCGATCCCGCGCATTGTACGCACTAGATCACTGAGGTTTTTCCCAGTGCTTGTATCAACTCCAGCCAACGCTTGGCCTTCGTCAAACATATCGTCAAAAATATCGTTCATAAGTTGATCCTCTTCAGGGTTGTAGTTGACGGGTCAGATTATTATCTGTAGAATAATAAACAATCCGTAAAATAGACAATAAGGGAAACTGTCATGGACTTCAAGTACAATTTTAAAAAAAATCCGTTCGACCATCAAAGGGATGCGTTGGAGGAGGGGCTGTTGCGACCTGAGTTTGGTTACTTCATGGAGATGGGGACCGGAAAGTCTAAGGTTCTTATAGATAATATGGGCATGCTATATCTAAGGCATGACATAGATTTCGCCTTGGTCATCGCACCCAAGGGCGTGTATCGAAACTGGGTGGAGAAAGAAATACCGGAGCACATGTCTGACAATGTGTACTACCGTGTAATCCGCTGGGTTGCAGGGGGAAACAAAAAACAGCAAGAAGAAATGAGGGCGGTTCAAGAACCCTTCGAGGGCTTGACGATCTTCGTCATGAACGTTGAAGCTTTCAGTTCCCTCAAAGGTAGGACCGCAGGGGAATGGTTTTCTAAACGATACGGGTCCCGTGGTATGATTGCCGTGGATGAAAGCACCACGATCAAAAACCCCAAGGCCAAACGCACCAAGGCCCTGCTCAAGATTGCTCAGAACTTTAGATACAGGCGGCTGCTCACCGGATCACCCGTTACCAAAAGCCCGATGGATATCTGGGCGCAAGCAGAGTTTCTACGCTCCGGAATCATGGGCTTCGAATCATTCTGGGCCTTTCAAAGTCGATACGCCGTTATGCAAAAGGTAAAAATGGGTGCCACTGCCTTCACTCAAATACTGGGATACAAAAACATAGACGAACTCACCGACAGAATAGATTCGTTTTCCTTTCGGGTCCTAAAGAAAGACTGCCTCGACTTGCCCGAAAAGATATACACCTATCGAAATGTATCTATGACGCCGGAGCAACGCCGAATGTATGAAGGACTTCGGACCAATGCTATGGTGATGTTCGAGGATGGTGAAATGACCACGGCCCCCGCTGTAATCACCCAACTCCTACGCATGCAGCAAGTTATGTCCGGTCATCTCAAGACAGATGAGGGCGAGATGCTTACGTTCCCCTCAACCAGATTGGATGCGCTGCTTGAAATAATAGAAGAACACCAAGGCAAAGCCATAATCTGGTCACGGTTTCGGCACGACATACAAACAATTACTGAGGCATTAAACAAACGGTTTGGTGAGGGCTGTGCCGCTGCATACTTCGGGGATACATCCGATGATAAACGTAGCCAGATCGTGAAGGACTTTCAAAACGGGGATAAACTCAGGTTCTTTGTTGGCAACCCCGCAACCGCAGGGTACGGTCTGACATTGACTGAAGCAAACCTCGTGGTCTACTATGCCAATGACTTCAACCTCGAAACTAGAATACAATCAGAGGACCGCGCTCACCGCATCGGGCAACATAACCCAGTGACATACGTTGATCTCATCACAGAGAAAACGATTGATGAAAAGATCGTCAAAGCTTTGAGAAACAAAATCAACATAGGTGCAGCGGTTCTAGGGGAACAAGCAAGAGAATGGCTAACCGTGTAAAAAAACCCGCAACCCACGAGGACATCATCGAAACAATGGTGGACTTTAAAAAAGGGTTGCGGACCCTCGACACTGGGGCCACGGTCCTATCAGAACAAACAGGCTTGACTGAGGACGTGGCAAGGGCGTATCTGAGGGGGTTAAAAAAGTCATCCCTCAACGTCACACAGATACGAGGCTATAGTAAAGAAAAGCCCGAAACCCTCGCGGGTAAGAAGGGCAAATGGAACGAGGCCCGACGATAAAATCGGGCCTCGTTCTGTCGTTCATAGAAGAAAAAAACTATTCTTCGTCAGAAAACTTATTAATAATTAACGATAACTGTTGCAGCATGGACCTCCGCTCTCGCACCGCGATCCTCCGAAGGATTTCCAAATCATCTGACCGAATTGTCACGGTCACGTATTTCTTATCAGTCTTCTGCAATAGTCTTCTCCAGTTCTAGAACTTCTTTCGACGGTGGAAAGAAAGCCCCAACGTCTATCGACCACCGAATGAACGAACCCCTAGATGAAAGCCCCGGACGTTGGTGCGTGATGTTCTTAACAAGCTTACCCTGAGCAAACAATCTATGTAGTGAATTACTTACCGTCTGACTGTCTAACTCCAACTCATAGGCCAGTTCTCCACACGACCATGCATCGTCCTGCACGTTCTCGTGAGTATCGCCCATTACATCCAACACCAAACGATCTACCTCGTCCGGTGTGGGAACCTTTTTCACAGATGCTTGCACAGGGATCGGCTCCGCCGTTGAACCGTTCATAGGCTTAACACCCACGGCTCTCCAAGGGGTTCTATCTCTCTTGTCCGGAGCGTTTGCCACAACAACATACGTCTCCATCAACCCCTCTTCCACCCCATGCTTTCGCACAAAGATCGGGTCAAAGAAAACGCTCTCTCCACCCGTTGTTACCCCAAAACCGTGGCCCTGTGGAAAGATGTTTTCTACATAAACTTCGTGACTTTGTATTAATCCAGTTAGTTGCTGCATTGTTCCTCCTAATGCATTGTTGTTGCGTCACCAGACGCTTTGCTACATTGAGCTATTACGTTGATACCCATCATCTCACGGGCGTCTTCAGGCCCGTGAACATCAATCATCATATCAACCAATATCCCAAACATGACCGGAACCATTAGGTCCGGATCACGCTTCTCTTCGTGAAGTTCTGCCAGAAACTCCCCGAACCTCTCAACACAGTCCTCAAACTCTTCTTCGGACCACATGCTCTTATCTGTAACAACAGTTACCATTATTCTCTCCTTCGTCTTAAAATGTCTCGGGCTTGCCGCAGGCTTAAACCTGCGGCTCTTGCGGCTTCCTGTACCCCAACACCCTCATCCACCAAAGAAATCAAAGCAACTGTTTCCGGACGCTTCTGCCTGCCCGAATACTCAGATGTATGCTTCTGACCGTACTTCTGACTGCCACCGTTGTGATCTAACATGCGCTTGTTATCCGCCGCCGTTACGGTCAGATATTGTATTCTCCGCTCTTGTGGGGTCATTCAATTACCTCCACCGTCTCAATTTCTACAGAAGATACTCGCACCACGGCCCCTATCTTCTCATCGTACTCAATCGTTACTACATCCCCCGCCGTGGCCCGTTTCGACAGCCCTTTGATGGATAGAAGCTTATCGCCACGAGGACGCCGATACAGCCTGATCTCTGTCTCAGTGTATCCATCCCCGTCATCATAAACCGCTCTAACAATCTGCTTCGCACCGTTGTCTATGTTCACGTAACCTCGGTGTACCAAGTTGCGTAAGAATAAATTCACAACGCTCTTATTGGCGTCTATGATGCTTTTGTTGAGCATCCTTTGTGTGATCGTGATCGTGGCTTTCATTACTTTCCTTCCTTCCATGCGTTGTGGGCATCAACGCCCATGTTAAAAATAAGCTCGTGTCGTAACTCCTCAACCAAAAGATCAGAGAATACATCAACGTCAGGGTTTAACTTAATGTCCTCCTCAACCTTCTTGGATATCTCAACTAACCTCTCCACAATGTAATGAGCGCATACCTTAGTCATGAAATATCCTTCCCAGTTTCATCGTCGCTTCCTTTCTATCCTGCGTGTAATACTTACACGCCAACATCAAAGCATTCTGCAATGTCTCGTACTCTAACTCAGTCAAAACCTCTCGCGCCTTGGCCCTGAGCAACTTGTAATCCCAGTGAGCGTCAGTCTCCTCCCCCTGTATGGGTGAGGTTACGTTACTATCAAACGTCCTCGAATAATCCTTCGCCATTGATTGCACCAAAGAAAGAGCATGGCCCTCGCTCAATGCCTCAACCTCCCGAAAAATGTCCCTCGTGTCTTGGCCCCTCGTGCCATATCGTAACCAAACCTTGTATCTCATTCCCATTCCTTCCTGTCCTCCTCCTGCTCATAGCCGCGATAGTAATCCGCAACCTGCTCATCGGTCATGTCAGTGATCCTCGCACCCTTAACAATGCCCTCCGGATACCAATGCGGGTCCGGACGCCGCCTGTAATAAGCGTCCGCACTGCCACGATCATACGGTGATTTTATCATGCGCTGACCTCCAACCCATGCTTCTTTGCAACGCGCTCCAATGCCCAAACAATCTGATCAGACCAATCCTCGCACCGCGAACCTTGGTCATGCGCGTTCTGTAAATCAGACAACAAATCTAACTGCTTGTCCTCTAAACAATCCTGACCCCACGATAAGGCAACCGCCTCCCTCGCCCTCATGTTAGAGCCGTCTATTCCACAGCCCTCCATGTCCTCGTAATAATGCTCGTCAGATATGAATACGCCAACCGCGCACATCGCACCGTCCTCACCACGGTACATGCAACTATCCCCCATATCATCTAACGATGGACCGTCCATGCTTCTTAAATGAGCCGATGCCTTGTTGAATATCTCTTGCTGCTTCATGCCTCATCTCCTGAACCGTTTTGTGGGTAACGTAATATAAAATTATCAACGTGAAACTTAACCATCTTGCGAGTGTTATGAACAAACCGCTTGCCGCTTCCTCGCTGAGTAGCTTGCCAATGACCGTGGCAGTTTTTCCACGGCTTGTTGACAAACCGAAACCCACGGTAATCATATTCAGGCAAATCAAGCTCTCGCCCCAGACTGTTATGAGTGATCTTTTTGAATTTATACGTCATGCCTCATCTCCTTCATCAATGCGAACTAAGGCCGCTTCAGCTTCCCTGAAATCAGATAAATCCTCATCAGATATAAACTCAGAACTATGATCAACACGCCATTGAACGCGCCTAGATATCTCGTCATCCAACCATTCTGTCAGCTCAGTAAACTCTTCAAAACTCTTGACCATCGGATCAGGGTCCAAACTGTCTACCGCATACGTTAATTTCCACATGTTATTTCCTCCCCTCTCAGGCCGCTTGCGCGACCTGAGCATTAGATGATTGCAAAATGTACTCAGATGCCTTCTGAGCGGCGGACGTGGCCTTGATGATGGCGTTGGGATGCTCACCCAACATGCGTATCCAAGAGTTCAAATATTTGGCATGGTCCGGAGCCGGATCAACATCAACCTTACTAATGATCGACAACATAACCGCGCCCAACTCAGCAACCAACTCCTCCATCGCATACTTGGCATCGCCAAACCGATTGCCAAACTCACGGTCCAAGCGAGACTTATGACCCGTCCAATGAACCAACTCATGAAACGCCGTGCCATAATACCCACTCGCGTCCTTGAATTGTGAACGCAATGGAACCGTCACACTGTCAGACCCGCGATTGTAATAAGCACGATTGCCCTGAGTGTGATGAAACGTAGCACCACAAGCCTCTATCAAGGCATCAGCATCAACAGCGTCCTCCCAAGCCTGATCCTCCGGAGCTTGGTCCTTGATCCAATCACCGTTCCAACCCTCAACCTGATCAGCGTTAAACACATAAAATGCCTTCAACATTGGAACCGTCTTGTCCTCGTCGGTCTTCTTGTCCTTGATCTTAATCGGACTGTAAAAAACAACAGGAATGCCAGACGATCCCTTCTTGACCTTGGCACCCAATGACTTCCACTGCTTAAACGTGCCAAAGACCGGAGAGCTATAACCTTGCAACGCGATCACAAGGCCAAGGTTCATGCGATTGATCCCAGTGTAATGACGCTTCTTGGCACTCAACGGCTCACCCGTTGCACCAACCGCCTTGCGCCACGGCTTGGCCCAATCCGCACCGTGCTCCTTCATCATGCCAACAACATTGTTAGCGATATTCTTCAT